CCCTGCCGATATCTCAGACGCACGTCATGGGTAATGCGGCCGCCGAGCTGGTCACTTTCGAAAACCTCGCGCCCGGTTTTCGGCGCGACCTCGGCCCAGACGGTTGCAACCAGGTTCCACGCTATTGCTGCGCCGCCACCTTCGTCCGCCGTGCGTAGCGGTTCTTCGATCGCCACGCGGTGGCGCAAGGCGCCGAGGCGGGATGCATTTCTCGGCATTCTCATAGGCGGTAGACCTTGTAGGGGAGCAGGAGATCGGACACGATGTCAGGCACCCGGGCGGTATGGGAGCCGATGTGGACCGGGTCGCGGACTTCGTACCAGTGTGCCGCCAATAGCTTCAGGGCGTGACGTATGGCGTCGGGCACGTCGCTTGGCGCGTCCCCGAATCCCGCCCGGAAGGTGATCCTGGCGCCGCCCATTCTGGAACCCGGCAGCGGCCATGTGCTGGCGGCGGGCGCCAATCGTCCGACGCCGCCGGCGATATCGACCTGATAGGTATTCGTTGCGACAACTTCTTCGGTTGTGTCCGCGCGGATGACGCTGACCTGCTCGACCGTCTGGACCGGCCGCACTGGCAATTCAATGCAACCGTCCGCCGGCCATTGGTCGGCCTGCCACAACCACCATTGCGTGATCAGCGCGAGGCCCATAGCCGCTTCCACATGGAGGCGGGATGTCGTGATCAGGCTTGAAAGGTATTGGTCCTCATCATCGCTATCGAGCCGCAGGTGCGCCTTGAGATCGTCGAGGTCGAGCGGCTCGGATGCCGGCCCGGTCAGGAGCGTCAGTCGCATGGGTGTCACCCTATGATTGGGGGCCGGGCTGGCGCGCGCCAGCCCGTGATAAGAAAATGGCGGCGGATGTGCGCAGGCTCAGATCGCGCAGCAATCCGCCGCCACCCGCGCGTTCGATCGCGCGGGCTGGCACCGCATCCAGGAGGGCGGATGCGGCGGTCTGACTTCGGCTACCAGATGGTACTAGACGCCGAATTTCAGGAACTTGATCGCGTCGAAGTCCTGGATGCCGCCGCCGACGCGCTTGGTTGTGTAGAACAGCACGTAGGGCTTGGTGGAGTAAGGATCGCGCAGGATGCGAATTCCGACCCGGTCGACGATCAGATAGCCGCGCGTGAAATCACCAAACGCGATCGCATGTTCGTCGGCTGCGATATCGGGCATATCCTCGACCTCGGCAACGCGGAAGCCCATCAGGGTCGACGCCTCACCGGGTGCATGCGCCGGCTGCCAGAGGTATTTGCCTGCATCGTCCTTGAGCTTGCGCACCGCCGACTGTGTCTGGCGGTTCATGACGAAGTGGGCGTTGGCGCGGTAGCCGGAGCGGACCGCGTAGACGAGGTCGATGAGGACGTCGGCTGGCGCACTTGCCGGGAAGCCACCGGCAACACCGGTCGCGATGGTGCCGATATTGCCCCAGCTCCAAGAGTCGTTGTCGACGGTCGAAGCAGTCATGAAGCCTGCCGGCTTGTTGACGCCGTCGCCGTTGACGAAGGCTGTGCCTTCCTGCTCGGCGAATGCGAGGCGCACCTCGTCCGCAATCCACTGGTCGATGTCGATGGCGCTATCGTCGAGCAGCGACTGCGTCGCCGATGGCATCGCGTAGAGTTCCATCGTCGGGAACGACAGTTCCGCCAGCGTAGGGCTCGACGTCTCAGGACGCGCTGCCGTCTCGCCGACCCAGCCCGTTGCCGCCCCACTCACCGCGAACGGCTTCTTGAGAACGGTGCCGGAGACCTGGCGGACACCGGCGATGGCGCGGATGGGGGAAATATCCCGCAACGCCGAGTTGATTGCCGTCTCGGTTTCGTCCGGCACCAGGTAGCCGCCGTCCGGATCGGAACCGACCGAGAGGGCCTTGCCTTCGAGGTCACGCAACGTCGCCGTCTCGCCGGAACGGACGTAGCCATGGAAGGCCGACTTGTGCTGAAGCGCTGCTCCAGATTGCGCCCGATTGCGTGCGAGGCCCGGACGCGTTGCGCGATGCGTCAGCTCATCGATGACGCGCTTCTGCTCATCCATCGCGCGGTCGATGCGTGACAACTTGTCGGTGGTCACGACGTCAGCCGACATGCGCCGTTCGATTTCACCCAGGCGCTCGTCATTGGTTTCCTTGAAGGCTTCGAAAGCCCCCATGAAATCGTCGAAAGCAGCGGAGACGTCACCGCCTGCCGTCTTCGTTTCGTAAACATGTTCGTTCATCTCAGTCCTTGCTCCTGTCAGTCGAATAAAGGCACGACAACTCGCTCTTAAAGTGAGGACCTGCCGTTTGACGTTCGGATCAGCCGAGCCGCCTCGGCAAACCGCGTGGCCAGCACCTGCTGCATGGCCGGGCTCTCTCCCGCATCCCGCATGGGATCGAGCCCCTTGAGGCCGGAGCGCATCACTGCGCGGGCCTGCGATCGCGTGAACCCAGCGTCCTGCGTGAGCCAGCGTTCGAATTCTCGTTCGGTCGGCAGCCGGCGCGGCGCCGCGCTTACCTTCACTTTCGACACGCGCGCTTCCGGCAGCATCGGAAACGTCACGATCGAAATTTCCCAAAGATCGATTGCCTTCAAACGACGCACGCCGGTCCGTCGATCGCGCGCCCCTTCCTCGGCGCGAAAGCCGATCGAGAGACCATCGAGAGCGCCGGCCCGCATCAACGAGAGAACTTCCCGGCCCTTGGCGACTTCGGTCATGATGCGGCCACGCACGAACAGGCCGCGGGCGTCTTCGTAAAGTCGCTGCCACACACCTATCGGCATTGCCGGGTCATGCTGGAAGAGCATGCGAACACCACCGGCACCACGCTTGGCGATGCTGCTGCGAAACGCGCCAGGTAGGACGACGTCGCGGCCCATGTCCTGTCGGTTGAACAGGCTCGCATAGCCTTCGAAGGTGCCTTCCATATCGACCTACTTCAAGTCGAACGGGCAGAACTTGACCTCGTCCGCGCGCCGCACCGGCGCCGGATAAAACTCACTCATGACAACTCCCTCGGGAATACCGGAAATCAGCCCAGTTGATCGCAGACCAGCTCACGCATCGCCGCCGGCCTGGTCGTTCAATTCGCCGTATCCGACTGCTGCGCGCTTTTCGTCCTCGGTCAGGAATGATGCCGCCTCGAGAAGGCGCCACAGCGCCTCACGTTCCGGGGCGAGGGCATCGATCTCGTTGATCGCAGCCCGCAGCACGACCCGATCGTTGAAGGCGGGTGCAAGCCAGATGGAGAGCGCACGTGCGGTACGTTCGACGAGCGGCAACACCGACTGGCGCCAGAACGACCGGTTGGCCTCCTGGTAGTTCGCATGCGTGTTGTCGCCGGGAATACCCAGCAGCATCGGCGGCACGCCGAGCGCGAGGGCGATTTCCCGGGCGGCGGCATTCTTCGCCTCGACGAAATCCATGTCGCGCGGGGACAGGCTCATCGCCTTCCAATCAAGCCCACCTTCGAGCAACATCGGTCGACCGGCATTGCGCGCACCCTGGAAGCTCTGTTCAAGCTCGCCCTTCAAACGATCGTAATGCTCACCGGACATATGTCCGCCCGCGCTGCAGACCAGGGCGCCTGAAGGACGCGCTGCATTATCGAGCAGTGCCTTGCTCCAGAGGGATGCGGCATTGTGAATGTCGATGGCGCTGGCGGCCGGCTCGACCGGGCTCAGGCCATAGTGGTCATCGCTCGGATGGAACAGCTTGACGTGGAGAACCTCGTCAATGCCATCGAGCGCCTCTCCATCATAGATGATGCGGCGGCCGTCGGCCTGATACTCAAAGCCCGCCGGCCAGCCATCCCGTCCGGCCATGATGCTGGTGCGGTCGGGGCGGAGCAGGTGCAGTTCCTGGATCCGGCCGCCGGCTGCACCGGCATGCACAAAGACGTTGCCGGAAACAAGCAACGTGCCATACCAGTGCTCGAAGAAGTCGAACCGCGTACGACCGGACGCCGGCCTGTCGACCAATTCAAGCAAGGGGTGGTCCGCCACGATTTCGCGCCCGACGTGGGCTTCGAGGCGAACGGAGGCTGCCGCCTCCGCCATCATACGGATGCAGCGATAAACAACCGCATTCTGGATCATGCCTTCGCGGGCAAAACCGGCATAGTTGCGCGAACTCCAGGCTGGCCGGCCGAGGCCGTTGATCGCGACGAGCGGCCCAGTCCCTGATTTCGAATCCAAGGCAGGCGCTGGCGTTCGCCAAAGCCTGCCAGCTAGGCGTTCCAAAAGTGTCGACATTGTTTGCTCCGAAAAACCCAACGGTTCGCGCTAGAGAAACCTCAGGCGCGGTGGTGCCTCAGGCGTCATCATCAAATCGGTCAGCGCCCAAACGAGCGCATCGAGGCGGTCGGGGCTTTTGCCACCGACGGTGCCATCACCGGTGAAATTCAACAGTTCAGCTTCAAGTGCCTCGAGCCGGTCGACATGCGCGACCCGGCACTCTGCGTAGAGCGCTGCGACCGGTTCCGCGCGCACCCACTTGCCGCGGGTTGCCCTGACCTTCGTGATCGGGGCTGCCGCATCAAACTGGCGGATCACCGTCTCGACCAGATCGCCACCCTGATTGACTTCGGCGACGATGCGATCGGCGGCGAACTCACGATAGGCATCCAGGACCGCGCGGGCCCATACATTGGGCGGCTCGCCCTGAAGGGTCCGGTCAGGCATGACATAGGCCTTTCCCCCATCACCCATTCCGACGGCCACGATCCCGCAAGCGTCCGCGTTCTCGCCGCTCGAGACCGGTGGGTCGACACCAATCACAATCCGCCGCAGGTCCGGCGCACGCGTGACACGCACCTCGTCGATCCATGGACGCTGCCAGAGACTTCCGCGCAATTCGTCGATCAATTCGCCATCGAGTTCCTGGCGGCCCAGGTCAGAACCTTCATAGCGCCGCTCCATTTCAGCAATGAAAGCTGCCGCCAGATAGGGCCGGTTGTCGTACGTCGTGGCGCGGCTCAGCGCGACGCGCTCATCTGCCAGCAAACGCTCCAGGAGCGCGTTGCGGCGCGGCGTCGTCGTTGCCACTGCCCGCGGGCTCTCACCCAGCCGCAGCGCGAACTGGAGCATGTCCCAGGCGTCCTCCGCGCGGCGCCATTTTGCGATCTCATCACACCAGGCGGCATCGAATTGCGGGCCGCGCAGTCCGTCCGGGTCCTCGGCAGAGAATAACTGTGCGATCGCGCCGTTCGGCCATTCGAGTTCGCCGCGCGAGGCATAGAAGACAGGCCGTTCATGCGGCGCGTGCACCGCCAGAAGGCCGGAAATTCCCTCAACCATG